AATCCAATATATTCGGTATTTGCTGTAGTCATCCATTCTTTACCAAAAGTATATAAATTATTGGTAATTTCATCTGGTGAATATAATAGTTTAAGTCTCATACTATCCGTTAACTTTTGGTCTCATTATACATCGTATTTCCGTTGTCCAAGTACTATCTTGGGATACTTGATGATTAACACCTACAATACTAAATACCGTATTAATTTTATATTTATCTGGCAGCACATCAAATGTTAATACATCACCATATCGAAAGCCTTGAATACCATCAATTGTAAATGTTATATCAAATGGAATAATAGGTGCAATACTTTGTATGTCTTTTTGTAAATCGGTAGTTGGTCTTGATAAATAGTTTTTCTGGGCTAGATCTAATGCAGTTTGTAAATTTTTATCAGTCATTGTTGCAGCAAATTTAGATTTAGCTAATGTTAATGCATTTTTAAATTCCAAATGTTTATTTACATGTAATTGTTTGGCTTCTGATACTTTTGTTGGGTCATTGCTATTATACATATAATTAATGTATGGCCCAATATCCTCTGTTGTAATGCGAGATGGATCTTGATTTAATACATATGATAATGATGCTACATTATCTGGTAAACTTGCTTTAAGTTGAAAGTCATGTACTATAGTACCAGTAGTTGTCATAGGAATAGTATATGGTTCAACACCTCGTTTATCTTCTGGTGTTCCAATAAAATTTTCATCGTAAAATGCTAATACGGTTTGATCCTCCGGATGTGTTATTAGCTTTAAACTTATTGCTTTGGATGTTGCGTTTGATATTTGTAAACTAATTGCCGATAAAAAATCAGAAACTTTGAATGCCGTAGGATCTCCTGCGGATAATGAATCTAAGATGTCATTAATTAAATCTAAATTAATCAGTATTCGGGATGGATATGCCCGATCTGTTTTTTCTTTTAAGTTTCCAGTAAATCCTTCCCACGTATTGTCAACTGACAAAGTATCCTTAAAAAATATTTTTTGCGTTGCATCGGTGCCATATGCTTCTGTAGTACCTCGTTTATTATCTGCAGGTAGTAATAAAATATTTTGTGGGTCGGTGGAACATAGTTCTGGATAATAAACACTGTAACAAAATTTATCGGAACAAATTATTTGCGCATTATTAACAATTTTGCCGGTTATCTTGCCAGCTATTGTTTCACGCAATACATGTTCATTTATAAAATCAATTAAATAACCTAATGTTATATATCGTTGAAATGTTGATACATCTGTAGCTGCAACATTAGTTGTTGTTGTCGTTTGTGGCCAAGCATTGCCACATAAAAAATATTGATCTGAATGCGCGGTTCCCCGTTTTTTATCTAAACGATTCAATTGTATTTTTGGAGTAGTTGAATTAGTTGTATTTGAATTTGGATCGCCAGGTGGTCCAATAAAAGATTGTTCATTTTTATTTTTAAATGATGCTGCATAATCTAATTCTACCGCAGTAAATAATTGATCATAAAATGATCGGCGAGGTGGTGTTAACTTTAATAAGTCAGTTTTTGGTGGCTGTATATAAAATTTTCTGCCAGATGATATATTATTTGTTGGGGTAACCGATTGTATAGTATTACCAGTATTTGCGAATGGATTTGTAAGTAATCCAGAAAAACCTCTATCTTGAGAATTAAAATTTAATGTTGCATTATATTTTGCTGGATCTGCTATTGGATTAGCTGTTTCGTTACCTGGAGAATTTCCTTGGGCATCAATAAACATTGATACATCAGTAAATACGTTGCTAGTTCCCCGTAGAGATATTTGTAATTGCACACTAAAATCTTTTTGATATGAGAAATTAAAATTAGTTAGCAACCCTTCAAATACTATTTGATTCATTCTGCGTATTTCTGTTTTTTTATCATCTAAGTTTATATCTGGATATAATGATCTTAATTTTACATCCGATGGGATACTACCTGATAATAAACCTTGAGTTTCTGCAACAGATACCAATGTTTTAGGATCATGTATAAACATTAATTTTACATAACGGCCGGGACGCATATATAATTCTTCCATCAAATTCAAGTCGCGCTCTGCATTTGGAATTTCAATTACGACATTTGCAGTATTTAATAATCCCATTGAATTGTCGCCAATCTGAATATCTGCACTAGAAATATATGGTGGTATTCTTCTTTGTGGATTTGGCACATCAATTTTACCTTCTTTTGGCTCTGCTGTTTTAGTTAAAGGATTCCAATTCCATTCTAATTCATCGGCTGGTCTTTCAACTGTCTTATTTGAATTTAAAAAACCATCTTGGCCATATGCTAAATAATTGCGATTCCAAATCTGATTTCCGCCTAGAATATGAATTCGTTTACTTTCATCTACTGCTGGACCTGGGCCTTCATATGCACTTAATTCTACATTGGCAATTTTACCTAACATAAAATTCAATGAATTAGTATCTCGAATGAATGCACTATTTGCTCGTGCATTTAATTCTTTTTGTAAATTTGCATCAACCTGTGTATAAAATATATTCATCGTGTTGTATTTAATTGTTCTATATAACTAGTTATTCGGTCTCGTGTTGGAATTCGTATAATGGTATTTGATGCAACCATATATGATCCTTTTAATGAATTAATTGAGGCAATTGTCCACCATAAACTAGGAGTACCATAAAATTCTTGTGATAATTTATCTAAGCGTTCTGGAGTTGTTATTTGTAAAATAATGTCATCTGTTGCGGGTGGTATTGTTAACAATTCAGTTTTATACCTGCGGATGCCAGCTGGTGTTTTTATTTCAATATTAGTATATCTACCCATTCTACTTTCCTTTTTGCCGTGCGATAGCCTTGGCTTCATCCTCAGCTTTTTGTTTTAAATCTCTAGCATTTGCACCAGCTTCATATGATTGGTTTGCTTGTGTTACTGTAGTTGTATCATATAACCATGTTCTGCCGGCATCTTTTCCAATTGTTCTTCCGTTTTCATCAAAATCTTTACTTAATGAATATAAACTGCCCAATTTTTCTGGTAATTGATTTCCTACTAAATGTATACCCATTGATACATCAACCTTATGTGGTACTTGCATCATTTCCGGATCATTTTCAAAATTAATTTCCCAAGTTGAATCGCCATCTAAGAATGTATATGATAAACTATTAATAACGGCAGCTTGAGATACAAGTAGATCACCAACTGTTACACGAATCCATGGAGCAACCAATGATTTTGAATTTTTATTATATTCTGGGGCGGTATATGATGCTAATGCATTTAATTTTCTATATATAAATCTTAATTCATCGCGATCCGTTGCATACACGGTAAATCCTAAATCCACATCGCGAAATACACCACCATATTGATAGTTTGGATCTGCCCTACCAATCATATTAATTGGTGACCAACTAGGAGAAAATTGATCGGTAAAACTAGTTAATATGGCACGAAATACCAATGCATAATCCTCGCTTTGATCTCCGCCACCTGCAAACAAATCTGGACCGGTAAAGAAAAATTTAATAAAGTCTTTGGTTGATCCGTACGGATTAAGGCCTAAGTATGTAGCTGCGTCTGCTGACCATTTCCTAAATTTATCAATTTTGTCACCGCCAATTTTAATATCACTGTCAACCCATTGATATATTGAATTCCATGATCGTTTTTTGAAATCGATTGCATTAACACGATCTCCTCGGAATGGTATTGCTGCTTCTAATCCAGCCAATACTTTTCTATAGATATTTTTTGCGGTACCTGCAGATTTCCCAATGCTTGATCTCAATGTATAATCATTGCGAATTGCAGCAGGATCATCATGTTGTCCCCATCCATATATGCTATCTAAATTAAAAAATGTATATGGTCCGGTTAATAGATTTGATGAAGCAATTAAGCCGGCAAACACAGAACCACGTAATGCGGCACTAGCACCATCATATCTACGATCGAAAATGTTTATAATATTTCCAGCAATAGATTCTTTGTTTCCGGTTAAATTTCTAATTAAAAATTTTCTTGCTCGGAAATCTAAGAATGGCGTTTCTACTCCAAAAATTTTATTATTTTTTGCTTCAATTGGGGTGGTTGCATATGTTGATGTGAGTGATCCGGCTTGATCAAGCAATTTTGCCGAAAATGGTGTTATTGATGGGATGCCTAGAAATGTTGAAGCCCCTCGAATTGCAAAATTAGCAGCTGATTTACCTATACTGCCGCCGGTTTTATTGGTATATAATAAACCTGCTTGGGTATTAGTTGCAGCTTCGCCATATAGTCCAATACCAGCCGGTGTTGAGTAGGTGGATGCTATTCGTACATCTTCCCATTGTTGCCGCCACGCGGTATCATATACCCGATTAAATACCGGGCCTGCAGGAGATGTATATGCGGTAGATTGATTCAATCTACGATTTGGTGACTCCGTTGGATTGCGATCATATTCGGCAAGGGGTGTTGATGGTGATTGTAGTTGTATCGTTGTTCCAAAATTAAAATTATTATATGACATTATTATCCTCCGAATTTACCACGTGGGTTTAATGATGATCCTGCAAAAGTACGATCTATGTTAACTGTTAAATTAGCTCGTTGGATTGCGGTTGTCACGGCTGCTGCCATTGATGCTACAACTTTTTTCATGCTTTGTTCAAAATTTCGATCTCGACGTTCCAATTGGGCTGCGTAACGATCTAAACCGCCGACATTGGTACCGGCTACGGTCATTCCATCGTTTATTGTGCGGAATTTGTCTCTTGGATTGAATCGAATACCATCATTGATCATGACACCGTCAGGGACGGTTGCGGTAGGAGTTGCTAACTTTTCGACCGTCATCGTTTCAATTCTAGAACCATTGAATGCTGTTGATATTGTACTTGGTGTTACTGATAATACATTTTGTGACCAATCAGCGATTAGCCCAGTTGCTCCACCAAATCCACTAGCTAGTTTAAATAAGTCATCAATAACAGCATTTAGATCTGTTGTAGTACCTTCACGAGAAATTTGTTGTTTTCCTAATTTTGTAGCAAATGCAGATGTAAACTCGGCAAACTTGGTCTCCATTGTTGTACCAAAGCTTGTTATCATTTGTTCTGTTGCTGCCGCGGTATCATTTATTAATTCTTGAGCTCCTTTTGCTGATCCCATTTGCAACATAATACCTTTAGCTTCAATACTTTCAAGTACTTTTGCACTGCGTTCTTCTGGAGTCTCTACACTTTTATCTTTGTCCATTATTTCAGAAATAGTAGTCAAATTTGCATCAGTATTTGCTGCAAGATACGCTTTCAAGTCATCACCAGTTTTTGAAAAAATATCAACTGTTAATGCTTTACCTGTACTCTTATCTATTAGATTTTTCATTAACTTGCGTTTTTCAACAATGGTTGAAACTTGATTTAATTCAAGTCCTAGGACTTTAGCCATTTGTTGGCGAGCTAACATGTTTCCTTCTAGAGTATCACCTTCTTGGGTCATTATATCATTTAATGTTTGGGCAGCTTCCTCCGATTTTCCAGATAAATATAATTCTCGATATTTATTAGTTAAACTTTTGCCTTGACCATCTACTAATCGACGTCCGGTAAGTAATTGATAATTTAATTCTTCACCGACACTAGATTCAATGTTTAATAAGTTATCACCTACTGTTTCTAAATCTGACAATGTTATCCCTAATGCTTTTGCTTTCATCACAGCCATACCCAATTGACCTGGATATTTTGAAAATGTTAATCTAGTACTAGATGTTGCCTTTCCAATTTCATGTTCGATTTCAAGTTGAGCTCCCTTTATACCAGTCAAATTTTCAATTGCTGCAAATTGATTTCTAATTGCTAAGGTTTGTGCGTCTAATGAGTCTTCTGTTAACTTACCTTTTTCATCAAGTGCAGCTTGGTTGCTAGCAAATATTAACAAACCATCTGCAGCTTCTTGAGAAAGGCCGCGATTGACAGTATAGTATTGATTTAATTTTTGTAAACCTTTAACGTTTTGGCCAAATCCTCCGGTCAATTTGCTAATTGCTTTGTAATTTGCTTCAGCTTGTCCTCTAGATATTTTCATACTAGCCGCAGTAGCATCTAGTTCATATCCTAATGCCGCTGCAGAATTTACTGATAAACCAAATGCTTTTTGTAATTTATTATTGCGTTCTGCTAATGCATTAGCCCCTTTTGAAAGAGTTTGCATATTGGCTGCTAGATCTTGTTGCGTTTTAATAAGTTTACCAATACCGGTAGCTCTAGCTGTATCTGATTTTGATAATGCTTGGATAGTTGTATTAAGCTCTAAATATATGTTTTTTAATGCTTTAGACTCATCACCTAACACATTTATCAGATCTGCTTCTTTTTTTAGACGAGCCGCTCTATCTGCTGCACTTTCTGTTGGCTGAATATTGGAGTGCCTAGCCTGCTGTTTCAATCTAGCAATAATATGTTGATGGATATCATTCATACTTATAAATATGTTTCTTTATGATTTTACGGGTGTAGGCATTGTTGCCAATTTAGGTTTTGTATCGTTTTTAGGTTGTAATTTTCTATTAATTGCATCTATCCAGAAATTTCTAAGGAAAACCGGCATATTGTATATGGTATTCCAATCCCACCGGCCTTCGCCGTGCCACATCATATCAAAAAGATTTTTATGAAGTTTTATGCGATCTTTGGCACTAAAACCAAAAAATGTCTGATCCAAGTTGAAACCCAGCAGTGAAGGTGCCTCCGTTTTCACCTTCAAATTCACAGTCTAAGTTTATACCTGGCATATTTTCAAATACATGAGTCCGGAATTTTTTTGCTTCTCCGGCTAAAAATTTATAGCGAATAAATGAATCAATTACATTGGCATCCCGAGAATCATCAATTTGCCGTATCATGTTTTTCAATAGGTCTGAAATTGTATTGTTCTCAGATATCTTTTTTGTTTGTTCAATAGATAAGAATGCAAATTTAATGTCATAGGTTTGGGATAAAATTTCTACGCGATATGAAAATTCACCTTTTTCATCAGACTGCAAATCAAATGGTTTGTGTGTTAATTGTGTTAAATTAACCACTTTATTCAATGATTTACCGGTAGCTGGATCTGTTACAGTAACCGGGTATTCAGCACCATATGACAATATACGAGCTTGTATTAATAATGCATCTCGATCTACTTGGGCAACATCTGCAATGGTAATTCCCGGAGTGACAATTAAACTATCTAATAATTTATCTAATACAACGCCTTCCTTGAGGTATGATGCATTAGTTAAAATATCTTCATCATAGGCTGTCATGTATCTCATTTCAAGTTGGCCGGAGCGTAATGGGCTTGTTTCTGCATATAATTGACCGTTACTTGGTAAATTTACAATTTCTGATGGCAACATACTTCGTTGTGCCGTTTCATAATCTCGTTTTGCAATGCTAATTAAATCTTGTTTTGATAACCGATTTGTTACTTGTGTCATATATTCCTTTTTATAACTTTTATATAAATATGTACGAACGCGAAAAATGGGGGTGATTTACCCCCATTCAATGTGCTAAAATCTAATTAGAAACTTAAGAATGCCCAATCATATCGAAGTGTTAATTCAATGTTAACAACTTCTTCAGATGACCAATCCAATGTACCAAAATTTGCATCAACAATATAAGTACCGTTCAATTGCCATTCTTCAATAACTTCACCTAATGGAGAAAGTTGACGCAATTTAATTAATTTTTTATAATATGATGAATACCCATCTCTACCAGTTGCCGATTCATGATGTAAACGTACCCAATCCATAACAGCTTGTGCTCCAGATGGAACAATTGCATCATATAATGATACTGCTATTGTGTTCCAAACCGATTTTCCTTTTACATAGCGTTGAACATTGATATGATCTAAGGTTATTTCGCCGTTTGCAATGCTAGGTTTTGCTGATGATTTAATCAAAAATGCCGGAATGTCTTCTATCGTCATTATAAATTGATGGGCCTTTACTGGTTCCCACGAAAATGCGTTTTGATAAAAATCCGTATTTTCCGGCTTACCTAAATCTAATAATTGATCGTTAACTTGATTACCTAATGCCATTATTTTATCCTCAATATATTTTTATTATAAATATATGCACAGTAAGAAAGGCAGAACCTAAGTCCTGCCTTTACCTAAACTTTTTATCAACTATTCAGGAAATGCTGCTCCAGTCGGTTGAATATTGAAATCTAAAATAATAAATTCAGCCGTACGAGTTGGTTGTAAAAACAATTTACCATATAAAATATTTTGATCAATTGTTTGTGGAGTGTTATTTGTATTATCCATTACTACTCGGAATGCCGTCAAACCACGTTGTGCTCTAACTTGCTCTAAGTATGGATTAACAATTGATAAGAATTTATCGCGAATGGCTTGATCATTTGGATCAAATACTAAATAGCGTGATGCAGATGCAATAAATTTCTTAACAGTGATCAACAAACGACGCACATTTACTCGGTCTAATGCACTCGGTAATGCTTGTAATGTCTTTTGACCCCAAATACATACTCCGTCATTAGGGAAGTTCGCAATAGGATTAACGCGAGCTTCATACAAGGTATCTCGATTTGCTTGACTCAAGTTTTGATATGTACTAGTAACTGTTGCTAAACCACCTCTAGTTAAACCGGCAGGTGCATACCATGGTGCTGCTACACGGTCATTGAATGTTAATGCGCCTGGTATTACTACTGATGGTGGAACCCAGACCGGAACATTGTTTGATGGATTAACAATTCGTACCCATGGCCAATATGTTGCCGTATAATTGTTATCAATTGTAGTAACTTGATTTACCACAGTTGCAATGCTATCCGTTAATGGATTTGAATCCATAACATAGAATGTGTCAAATCGTGTATTAGCACATAAATTTCTTGCTTCTGATGATACCGCGCTATGAAGACTATCAATGATACCTGGTGTTAACAACATATTAATATCATATTGGTCTGCATTGCTTAACAATGCAAATGCTTTGCGGTATGCAACCGTACCAGTTGCGGAAGATGTACTACAATCAAAACCAAATGTGTTTGCTGATGTAAGATTTGCACCAGTAAATTTAGGTAAATTGGGACGAGCCCCATCAAACCCGCCTTGGAACGGAACAATGAATTTTCTTGTATCAATTAATACATTGGTTGTAAATGTTCCTCCTGTTAATGCCGCTTCCAATGTACCAGTATATGGTGCACCTACCGGGAAATTTGCATTGGTATTTTGTGATATATTTCCTAAATAGAAATCAGCATTGCTACCAGTAGTCGAACCTGACGTTGGAGTTGGTGCTAAATATGCTAAGTTAGTTAATACCGCAAAATCATAGCCGTAAGATACTGAATTGTTATATATTCCATTAACCGTTTGATCGGTTTTATATGTAGTTGGCACTAAATTAATGCTACCAGATACCATTGGAGTTGGTGATGTTACCGCGCGGAATCCAAATGGAATCAATGTGTTGCTATTTGTACCTGACGCAACTGCTGAATCAACTTCAACTCTAACATATTGTGATAAATTTGGATAATCACCATTGGTAACTAATTCATTTGCTGAATTAACTGTCTGATAACGATTTCCTATTACTCGCTCAATGTATCTGCTTGAATTTGGATTCAAATTAACATTTACAAATGATTGTTCTACAACGTCCGGTTGAGAATCAGTGTCTTGTGATGTATATGGCGAATTTGGAATATTATTTTGATTAACTCGACGCAATGTTACGGTAAATGAACCATAGCCTTCTGGATCTGCTACTTCCGTAGAAGTTTTAATGTTTGATATTGCCGCTTTTATTTCGTAATTAACTGATGTACCATGAGACAATGTGTGAAATTTAAACAGGTTCTTTGCAACACTACCAATTTTTTGTGATGTGATCCACGGGGTTGATGCAACAGCATAATCTTGTAAAAATTCATAATTAGAAATTTTCTCCAAAGATATGGTTACATTACCCATATTGTTAAATGTTCCGGTTGGTATTTTATTTTCATATTGTACATAAACCGGATAATCCAATGATTTTGGATTTTTACCAAATATCGTTGCTATATAATTGTTATTTGTTGGAACAATTGATGCTGATATTGATGTTCCATTACCTGCCAAGAATGTTGGTATGGTACCATTAATTTCTTGTATTGTAAATGAACCAGACAATTTAAGTTCAAAACTTCCGGATTGAAAATTATTAATTACCGAGTCTTGAAAATAATTACCGCCAACACTGCCAGATCCTAATACTGCTACCGTTGGATGCAATAAGTGGGTTATGTGTTTTACTTGGGTAGCACCTGATCCAGATGATGCAACTACTGCTAATGCCCCATTGGATAATGCGTATCCATCTTCATACAATAAACGTGTTACTGTAATTACTTGCCCATTACGTAAATATTCTTCTACTGTAAATGGTAAATATGATTCATCTGTGTATGAACCAAATTTATTTTTAAATTCAGCAAACGTTCTAATTTGCGTAGGGACTAATGCAGGTCCTTTGACTGTTGAACCTACTATCGCTGCACCAATTGCTGAAATTGCACCTGGTAAAAACGATGAATCAGTTTCCGAGGTAAACACTCCGGGTGAAACTATTCTTTCTGCCATTCTTATACTCCTATGATTTTTTTAATAAATATGATATTACTTGGCCAAACCAGAATCTGCGATAAATGTACCGTCTGCAATATTAATTTGCCCGTCACCATAATGTGCTCGGAGTTTATCAATGCTTTGTTGTTCTTTTTCTTGAAGTTCGTAATATTGTTGCATATACCGTTCTTGTTCACTGCGCGCGTGTTCTAATTGACGTTGCAATGAAAATTCTTCTATAGAAATTGAACCTAGTATACTACTTATTGATGCAAATTGTTCTCGAAGCGCTTGTATTTCTTCTAAATGTTCCTTGTCCAGTTTTCTGGTCATAACTTGTTCCTTTTTTATTTATTATAAGAAAATTATTTCAATTATC